CGAGACCGCTTTGAGGGGTGGACAGTTGGGGAATTTGCCCACACTTACACGATGAGGTCCGTGGGGTCCTATAATACAGATCAAGCAAGCAGGGCTGAACTGGTCCTTATGAACTATGAAGTGTGAAGTCAAACTCTATGTTGCTGGTAAGGTTTTTACCGAGACCGTAGAAGCACGTAATTATGAAGATGCTAGAGAGACTGCTCTAGCACGTAATCCAAAAGCAAAAGTTATTGGTGTGACCGCTGTATTTAAATGAAACCAGAATTAAAAGATTATCTTTACACTATCAATCAATCTAAAAAGAATATAGTCAAGGGCGATCCAGAGGCGGAAAAAGCATACCCGCCTTTTATTGTAAACAAGTGTCTTTCATCTTTTGTGGATACTATCCTATATGCTAATGAGATGAACAAGAATACTCATCTCAGTAAGCGTCTTCAATATGACTTTTTTATAAATAGTTTGAAGCCTAGGAAGCGTTTCACTCCCTGGTTACGAAAAGAGACTCTTGAGGAAATTGAATTAGTCAAGCAATATTATGGTTATAGTCATAATAAAGCATTAGAGGCTGTCAGAATTCTCACCAAAGAGGACCTAAATTATATAAGAAAGATTTTGAATAAAGGTGGAATTAAATGACAACTGACATTGAAGTACAGTGGCAACCTTCCGACATGGTAGAAGTAGTTCTGGGACAACCAGACGACTTTCTCAAAGTGAGAGAAACTCTAACTCGTATTGGAGTAGCATCTCGTAAAGAAAGAAAACTATATCAGTCTTGCCATATCCTACACAAGCAAGGTAAGTATTATATCGTTCACTTTAAAGAACTGTTTGCTCTTGATGGTAAAGCAACAAATCTTTCCTTGAATGACGTACAAAGACGTAATAGAATTATTCAGTTGTTGTCCGATTGGGGTCTAATTTCTATTGTTACTGCTGATAAGATTGCTGATGTAGCTCCTCTTAATCAGATTAAAGTACTTGCCTTCAAAGAGAAAGACGAGTGGACACTTGAAAGTAAGTATAACATCGGTCGAAAGAAGATCGAACCATAAATAACATTGAGACCTTTCGTGCGGTCTCTACAAAAGTCGGAACACCCTACAAACTGTTACGGTTTTCACCGTAGCAGTTTTTTTCGTTATCATTATAACTAGTAATGGATGCCGAACGGGTCCGTTATCTAACTCTCGCTTAACTAAGGAGAACTATAATGACTAACACATTTACGTGGGATCTTTATTCCCCCCATTTTGTAGGTTTGGATGATATGTTCCATAGACTTGAGTCTATGACACATCATGATAAGAACTATCCTCCGTATAACCTAATCAAACATGACACCAGTAATTACGAAATTCAAATTGCTCTGGCAGGGTTTAAACCAGAAGAGATTGAAGTATCTACTGAATCAAACATTCTCAGAATTGCCACAACACATGCGAAACAAGATCCTAAGATCGAGTATGTACACAAAGGAGTGTCGAAGAGATCGTTCACTAGGACTTGGCAATTAGGTGATGACGTTAGAGTTATTGATGTAGTTTTTGCGGACGGTTTATTGTGTGTTTCGCTGGAAAAAATTATTCCAGAACACCAGAAGAGAACGGTCTATGAAATTGGTGGAAGAACTACAGGTAAGCAACTGCTGACAGAATAAATATTGGCACAGGACCCCTTGTGGGTCCTGTGTTTTTTTGGTATAATAGTGAAAACAGGTTGTCTATGTCAATTAACATTATACACCTTGTTTCAGGGGAACAAGTTGTTTCAAAAGTTGCTGAGCTGAGAGATCCAGATGGTGAACCATTCTGTTTTCTTCTTCAGATGCCAATGACTTTAACACTTATACCTGGGGATGACGGTGAAGAACCTCAACTCAATTTCTTTCCTTGGAGTCCCTTTTCTGGATCTAAAGAATTTAGAGTTGCCTTTGATAAAATTATCAGTGTGGGTCAACCAACACGTCAAGTATATGAAACTTATGTTGAACTAAATCAACCAGTATATCCTATACTAACTCCAGAAGAATTTGAATCGTTTGTAAAATCTAAAAAGGAGAAACAATCCAATGAGCGAAACGCCTAAACTAAATCCGTCAGTAGTAGTTCTTAAGACGGGCGAAAAACTAATCACCATCCTTCAAGAAGTTTATGAGGGAGAGGGAGAAGATAAAAAAGGTATTTGTCTTCTGATGAATTATCCTTATGAACTATCTCTCATCTCTGCTCCCAATGAGCAAGATCCTGACAAAGATCTTCAGGTAAAGTTTAGTAAGTGGTGTCCGTATGCTACTGATACTTCTTTCAGAATTCCTTATGATGGTATCTTGACTATTGGTGCCCCAGATCCTGGTCTCACTCAGGCATATATGGCAAAGGTTGATGCTTCTAAGGGAGCAGAAGTTCCTGTTGATGGATCAGGATTTGAAAACAGTCCTAACTGGCAGCAGCAACAGCAACTGGTACAACAAGCAATCGTTGATGCTTCTATTCCTACAGTAACTCCCGAAGTAGTATGATAAAACTCCTCAAGTTCAGTGGGCACTGGCTCGTGGCAGAGGTTGAAGAGATTCCTGGCGTAGAGTTCGGTGACCCCGACTGTGTGCTAAAATATCCTTGTGAAGTATCTCAGGATGGGGCAGTGCCCTTTCCTGAGTTCAGCGATGATCGTGAACTTGTTGTTAGGTCTTCAGACATCACTTTGATCTGTGAACCTAGCGACATGTACATGGCACTATACTATGATCTAAAAGGCAAAGAGACGGAATGAAGTTTTACACCAGTGTTCAACAGTCTGGGAACACTATCCTGGTTCGTGGTTATGATCATGGTCGGCAGTTCAGTGATCGGGTAAAGTTCGACCCGACACTGTTCTTGCCAACCAATAAACCTTCCGAGTGGAAGACACTCGATGGTAAACGTGTTCGCCCTGTGAAGCAGGGTACGATCAAAGATGCGAAAGAGTTCGTCGAGACCCATAAGGAGATGTCTGACTTTCCTGTCTATGGTCAGACACGATACAACAACCAGTACATCCTTGAGGAGTATCCTTGGGATGAGATGAAGTTTGATATGAACCAGATTCGTATCTTTACAATCGACATCGAGACTGGTGCTGAGAATGGATTCCCTGACATCGAGACTGCTGACCAGGAGATTCTTCTGATCAGTATTAAAGACTCTCACACTGGTAGGATTACTGTATTCGGTTCTCGTCCATACAAGAGCACCGATGCTGATGTTGATTACCTTGAGTTTAAAACTGAGGTTGGTCTGCTGAAAGCTTTTCTTCACTATTGGATTTCTAACTTTCCTGATGTGATCACTGGTTGGAACGTCCAACTGTTCGATATACCGTACATTATTAAGCGTATCGAAAGGATTATTGGGGAGAAAGAATCCAAGATGATCTCTCCTTGGAAGAGCATTCTCTACCGTGAGATTTGGATTAAGGGTCGTAAGCAAATTGCCTATGACATCAGTGGTATCTCTTGCCTTGATTATCTAGAACTGTACAAGAAGTTTACGTACACAAACCAAGAGTCCTATCGTCTGGATCATATTTGTTCGGTAGAACTTGGTGCCAAGAAACTGGACCACAGTGAGTTTGATACTTTCAAAGAGTTCTATACCAAGGACTGGAAGAAGTTTGTTGATTACAACATCGTTGACGTTCGTCTGGTTGACCAGCTGGATGACAAGATGAAGTTGATCGAACTCGCTATCACTATGGCATATGATGCTAAGGTGAACTTTGAGGATGTGTACTCACAGGTACGTATGTGGGACAATATCATCTATGTCTATCTCTCTAAACGTAATCTCGTTATCCCCCCTAAACATGAAAGTAGAAAGGACAACAAGTATGCTGGGGCGTATGTTAAAGAACCTATCCCAGGAATTTATGACTGGGTGGTCTCTTTTGACCTCAACTCCCTGTACCCTCACCTCATTATGCAGTACAACCTCTCGCCAGAGACGTTACTTGACCATCGTCACCCAACGGCAACGGTAGATCGTCTTCTGAATAAAGAGATCGAACTGTTTGATCTATGTGGTCAGACTCTATGTGCTAACGGTACGTTCTACGACACCAATAAGCGAGGGTTCCTGCCCGAACTGATGGACAAGATCTATCAGGAACGTACTATCTACAAGAAGCGTATGCTCAAGGCAAAGCAAGAGTATGAGAAGAATCCTACTACTGATCTGAAGAAAGAGATCTCTCGCTGTAATAACATTCAGATGGCACGTAAGATCCAACTGAACTCTGCTTATGGTGCCATTGGTAATGAGCACTTCCGATACTATCGTCTTGAAATTGCTGAAGCAATCACAATGTCTGGTCAGCTCTCGATCCGTTGGATTGAGAACAAAATGAACGGATATCTAAATAAACTGTTGTCAACGGAGGATGTCGATTATGTCATCGCTAGCGATACCGACTCAATCTATCTTAATCTTGGACCTCTTGTTACTAAATTTTTTAGTGCTAAGTCTGGCGACAAAGCAGCAATTGTGGGGATACTTGACAAGATCTGTGAAGAAAAACTGGAACCATTCATCGAATCCAGTTATCAGGAACTTGCGAATTACGTTTCGGCATATGAACAGAAGATGAAGATGAAGCGTGAGAACATCGCTGACCGTGCTATCTGGACTGCCAAGAAGCGATACATTCTCAACGTGTGGGATAGCGAAGGTGTACGCTATGCCGAACCTAAGATGAAGATCTGTGGTATGGAAACTGCCAGGTCTTCTACACCAGCATTCTTCCGAGATAAACTTCTCAAAGCTTATGAGATCATTATCAATGAAGACAACGATGTGTTGATTGACTATATTGATAAGGTTAAAGAAGACACACGTAAAGAAGATTGCGTCAACATTGCTTTCCCCCGAGGTGTAAATGGTCTCAAGAAATACAAGTCTGTGGCAGACATCTATTCAAAGGGTACACCTATTCATGTCCGAGGTGCATTACTGTACAATTACTATGTTAGCCGTAATAAACTTACTCATAAGTACCCTCTTATCCAAGAAGGAGAGAAGATCAAGTTTCTCTACCTCAAGACACCCAACCCCATCCAGGAAAATGTAATCTCGTTCT